TATACGGTGCCGGATGACCCGTATCCGCTTTCACCGTTGATGGCCGTTCAATCGCAGATCACGGATCTGAACGAACACCTTGCTTCCGTGCGCTCAAGCGCAGCAGCGTACAAACGACTCATTATGGTCGATGCGCGAAACCACAAGTTGGCGCAAGACATCAAGGATCGTCCGCACGACTACATCCTGTTGAGCGAAAACCTCGACCGCGAGCGCGTGGTCAATCTTGAGGTTGGCGGCATTACCCAGCAGCAAGTGCAGTACTCGCAGATTGCCCAAGACCGTCTCGACCGCGTGTCGGGCATCCACGACGCAATGCGTGGAAACATCACGGGCAATGCGACAGCGACAGAAATTGCTGTTGCAGAGTCGAGCGCGACCATGCGCATGGCTCACCTCAAGCGCCAATTCCAAGAGTGCGTCGATGACATTGGTCGATCTGTGTGCTGGTATCTCTGGCACGATGACCGAATCGTCATTCCTCTTGGCAAGGAAGGGGTGCAGATGTTCCTTGAAGCCAACCCCTTGTTTACGGGCGGAGTTCGCTCGCCAGGGTGGGAGGATGTAGAGGTAACGGTCGATACCTTCAGCATGGAGCGCGTCTCTGAAGCACTCGTGCAGAAGCGAGCAATGGAGTTGCTTCAGATCACCACGAACGTAGCCCAAGGGATGATGGCAATGCCATTCATCAAGTGGCGCGAGATTCTGTCGGTGGTTGGAGACGCTCTCAATATGCCCAATCTTGCAGAGATGATTGACCAGTCTGCAATGCAGAAAATGATGCAGCCACAGGCGCCTGCTCCGGCGCAACCACAAACCGCTCCGAACCAACGAACAAACGCAATGGGAGAGCCAAGCCCGATTCCTCCAGCCGCAATGGCTGGACTTTCGGCAGCGGCAAACCGAGCATGAAATACGAATTCCTAGATGAGCAAGGAAATGTGGTGGAACTTTCGATGATGATGCGTGACGCGCCATCTATCGGAAGTATTATTGTCCACGATGGGCAGACCCTGACCCGTATCGCTAGCACACCGCAAGTCGATCCAGGTACGAACCGCCACCAATACCCATACGTCAGCTCTTCGCTCCCGCGTCGGCTCGAAGGATGCAAGACGAACAGGCAGGGAAAGCCCGTCATTATGTCGAAGCGCCATGAAAGAGACATCATGGCAAGGCATGGATTTGAGAAGGACTGATGATTTCAGAACCCAACGACAATCCCGAAACGCTTGAAGCTGAACCTGTAGTTGAGCCTGTGGAGACGGAAGTCCCAATTGCTGCGGACAACTCTGTTTCTGAAGACGAAGTACTTGACCGGCTTTTAGGCATCGACAGTCCCGAGCCACGTCGGGATGTTTCAACACCGAAAACGTCTGCTCCACAAGACTCCGATTTTGATCGGGCTGTGAAGGCATTGCAGCGCGACGGTGTTCCTGCTGAAGTTATTGAGTCATTCAAAGCTGATCCGTCCAAGCTGAAGGACTGGGGCTTGAAGGCTGCAAAGCGTCAGGCAGATGTGGACTCTTTCGGAGCGAAAGTCGCAGAAGAACGCAAAGCAAAACCAACTGCGCAGGAAACTGCGAAGGAAGTTAAAGCATCTGCATCTTCTGATGACAACGAGGCTGACGCTGATCCGCTTTCGCAATTTGGCGAAATTTTCGGTGACGAAGCGACCAAGCCAATCCGAAACATCACGGAAAAACTTCGGAACGAGTTTGATCAGCGGACTCGTCTTCTTGAAGTGAAGTACGAAACTCAACTCGCATACGACAGAATGTCTCGAGATTACGGGAAGGACGTTCCATCCCTAGATGACATCTCTGAACAGGCCGCTCGCATCTCGCGAGAACGTCCAGGCGAGTTCGAGTCTGTGTCCGACATCATTCGCGAAGCGTTCCGCCAAAGTGTTGGTGAACCGAAACGGCTTGATCCACGCAACTCCGCGAGGCCGACAATCGGAAAAACTCCACCACGACCTGTTCGACAAATCGACAAAGACGATGTCGTACTCGACATTCTTCTTTCCGGCGGGTCAAAGGCAGATGCGATGCGAGCCGCAAATCGATAACAAAGGAACGGCACAATGCCTTCAATTTCTACTTTCAACGACTTTATGACCTCGACTGGCCCGTCGTATCTGACGAGCGCAGATCAGGTCATCAACGAAGCAGTCAAGAACACCTACGCATTCTCGCGCTTGCTCAAGGGCAAGAGCGCAGAACAAACCATTCAGGGTGGTACGGAAATCCGCGATGTCATCATGTTTGATGATTCGCGTACCTACGACCACTACCAACCAAACGACACGTTCGTTTGGCGCAACCCACAGGTCACGGATTACGTCCGTGCGCCGTGGCGCTTTCACATCGACCACATGTCGTGGACTGATGCGGAAGTTGAGTTGAACACTGGCGAAACGTCGGCATCGACCAAGGTTGCGTACAAGCGACTCAAGCGCATCAAGGAACAGCGCATGTGGACTTCGATGCTGAACGGCTTCGAGGAAGACCTCTGGGCTCCACCAAGCATCGCGAACATGGAATCGGACTCGGGCAAGTTGCCTTACTCGCTTCCATTCTTTCTGACTGAAATCGCGCAGAATTTTGGTGGCTCTATTGGTCTTCGTGGTACGGCTCCGTACACGGCATCGACCAACACTAGCCACACGGTCATGCGCATCAGCCCGTTCAGCGAACCGCGCTGGACCAATCTCGTCGAACTCTACAACACCCAAGCTGATGCCCTTACTCCGCTCGGAACGGATTGGGGAAAGGTCAAGGCATCTTCCCTTACTGTGGAAACGGTGTACGCGCAGAAAACCGCCCACACCTACCAGTTGGGTAATCTTTTCCATGCGATGGACACCATGTTCATGCGCCTGAAGTACGAGGCTCCAGCGACTCGCCAGCAGTACTTCGAGAACGACAACCTCAACCGCCAGATGATCCTCACCTCGCGGCTCGGAGTTCAGAACTACCGAAACGCGCTTCGTCTCTCCAATGACACCCTTGTCTCGTATCAGGATGCGGCGTACAACAGTCCTGCATACGCAGGCATTGATGTCACCTACTGCTCTGATCTTGATACGGCGGCGATCTACCCGGCAAACACTACAACCGCTGCCGCGCAGACGCTTACTGGGTACAACGGAGTGACTGGTACCAATGGCTTTGGAACCGCAGGAGCAGGTGGCTTCACGGCGTTCGGAACCGAGACTGGTGACTTCACCGTTTGTCGCGCTCCGCGCTACTACTTCGTGAACGGCAACTACCTCACGCCAATTTTCCACAGCCGTCGCTACTTCAAGCAGCACGAAGTTCTTCGTCACCCAAACCAGCCGTTCACCTACGTTCAACCGGTAGATTGTTGGTCGAACCTGTTCTGCAACAGTCGCCAGCGTCACGGCGTTGTCGCTCCACTTTCCTTCGCTTGATCCCAAAGGAGGGACACACACATGATTCCTGGAATTCTCACTCCCTCTGGAAACCTTGGCGCATGTACTCCACAACAAGTCATCGTTCAGCCTATTGCAGGCGTGGCGGTGACTGTCGGAGACATCGTCATGTTCGATCTCGCGGGTAACAACTCGACATACACCGATGTCGCAACATACGACGATGCCGACAACAAGAAGAACCCATTCAACGTGGTTGTTCTTGCGACTGCGGCACTCGGAGAGGGCGGCATCTATGGAGTTGTTACGGAAGCAGCAGCCGCTGGCCAGCGTTGCAGAATCTGCATTGCAGGTATGGTCACCGCAAAGATCACTGGCACAGCAACCATTGCAGCTACTGTACTTACTCCTGGGGCAGGAGTCCTTGTTCCAGCGGCTACCCTTGTCGGAACAGGAGTTGCTCTTGCACTTGAGGCAAACTCGAGTGGCCCAAATCTCCGCCGCGTTTTGTTCAACGGTTGGTCGTTCGGATCGCAAGGTGCATGATTTGAGTGCTTGATCTGACAAATGACTGGGTAGCCGTGGGAAACCACGGCTACCCACTTCCATGATTACATATGGCCGATTGAAGCAGCACATTCTTCTAGCGATTGGTGGACAGCCATCAATCGTGAGCGGTGTAACTCGCAACCAAAGAATTGCTGAAATCGTCAACCAGGCCGGGCAGTATCTGTTCTCGAAACAATGGCGTTTCAGAGAGCGAACTGCTCGGCCTGTTTCATTGGTTGCCAACCAAAACTGGGCTGCACTTCCAGG